AAGCATCAACTCTCGTATGCTTCTTAGTTGTGAAGCTTCAAGTGTTGCAATCTTTGTTAGTGCTTCTTGCTTTGCTTGTTCTTTAGTAATAGCATCTAATTCTGCTTGTGTAGGTGCTACATAACTATCAGCCAGTTCTTTGACAATAGCTTCATCAGGTTCCGTACCGTACTCAAGTGCCTTAGCTCTAAGCATTGCTATGTGTTCAGGGTGTCCACTGAATGATTCACAATGTACTTGTGATGTTATTTCTTTTTCATCTCCATTATCTTGGTCAACTCTTATCTCAGACTGAATCCAAGTAGCCTCTAGCCACTTGTTTGATAGTTTAAGTTCTAATATCATGCTGTTGCTCCTTTGATGATTGCGAAGTTGATAATAGGTGCTTCTCCTAATGCGCCAGCAGATATATTTTTAACTCTTACTACGAAGGCGCCAGCATCAATTGAGGCTATCTCAATGCTATAATTTACATATGTAGAGCCACAATAATCAAAATTTAAAAGCACCATATCACTAGATGTGACACTAGAATTGGCTACTGAGAATGTAACACTAGCACCACCAGCTAAACTGGCATTGTTCATAATAATCTGACCACAAGGCTTATTCAAAGTAACTGATGTACCCTTACTTGTAAGCTGTATTACAGTGCCACCTGAGCCAGTTCCGTAGCCAATACCTGCACCAGTTTTTTCAATAATGTTGCCCATGCTTATAGCTTGGTTTACCAAAGTTGGCACTGGAACTATCGGACTACTTGAAAATGTTTTAATGCCTGCTATGGTTTGTGCAGCCGTTAAGTTAACAGCTTGACCAAATGCAATAGCTTGTGTTGCTGTTGTTGCATTTGGAATTATTGGACTACTTGTAAATGTTTTAATGTCTGCTATTGTTTCATCACCTGTTTTATGCACAAAATTGGCATCGTTTAAAACAACGCCGTTGCTGACCACTTCCAATACCTTTGTGGAAACCGTGTAGCGATACCGTGTGATCCACGCATCGTTGGTGTGGTTTCGCTCTTTAGCATAGTAGTACGTTGCATTGGATGTATCGACCCATGTCATAAACGCAAAAGGATTTAAAGGCTCTGTACTGCCTTCGTTGTTTGTTTTGAGCGCGCCAAAAATAGCATTGATGGCTTGACGCATACTGACACCCGTGTTGGCATCACTGGTTAAAATCTCATAGTCTGTTACTTGCATTTTTTCTCCTTAATAGCCTGAGCTATACCAATTACAGGTACGCACGACATCCGATCCATTATTTTTAACATTGAGTGTAAATCCTCCATTGGTTTCATTGGTAAGTTGTATATCATCCCCCGCAACGGCATTGCTAAGGGTTATTTGTGTGTAAGGTGTCATATTGAATGGTTTGCTAAATAAAACGCTTTGTGGTGTTGTGGCTGTGCCTTGTTCAAATCTATCGGGCATATCGATACTAAAGCTAAACGCCTCGACGATGGGCCTTAAATTCTGATTGGTTGAAATCAACACTAAACGGACTTTAAAAGACTGCCCAAGATAATCGCCTGCTGTAAAAGGCTTCCAAGAGCCAAAAACCACACCATCTTGGGAAATAGCAATCTGAACATTGACAAAAAATTCACCCGCTGTATATCCATCAAAATTTGTAACCGCGTCAAAGTCTTCTATGGCATCAAAGAAATTGACCATATTTTCAGCATAGGCATTAAAATCAACGCTGACTTTACAAAGTTGTGGTGCGCTTAAATTGACAATGTTGGTACTTTCGTAATAGCCCAATGCAAAAACCGTATTGTTGGGAAAATCAAAATTGACGATGCCATCAAAATCGCTGATATCATCAAAGAGTACATCACTTGCCAGTGTTAAATTTCCATCATAAATGAAGGTATTGGTTTTGAGTCCTTCCCAGGTTAAATGCTCATCAAACAAAGCGATGACATTTTTGGGTAAAGAGCTTCCATCCACTAAAACAGTCGCAAAATTTTGTGAATAAATCTTTGCACCGTACTTGGTTGTGTAAAGAGGCTTGACCATATAATCGCCATTGGTAACAGCTTTAAACGTTGATTCACTGCTAAGGCCTACCACTTGCCCAAAATCCCAATTAAGCCCTTTTCGAATCTCATACAAAATGGGTGATTTATCGCTGATAATTTTTAACCAATACAAATTTTGCTGATTGTTTTCATAGAGAGCATTAATCGCTTCGATATCTTCCAAATTTTGCGCGATCAATGTGACTTCCACAAACTCGGATTTGTTGTTGGTCGTATCAACGGCATAAATTCTGACCACTTGTTTGCTCTCTTTAATGGGAACTAAACATGTGTTTGTTTTTTGAGAAAATAATAAAACACCATTGACGTAAATTTCAAACGCTGCAAAATCTAAAGGATAGTTTTCATACTCCCATGTGAGCCTAAATTCGTCTTGAAGCTCAACGCTTGAAAGATTTGTGACGGCTTCTGGTGGGGTTGTTTTACCTTGCACGGCATAGTTTAGCGTTGCACTGTCTCCATTGCTATCAGTGACGATAATGTCATAGCTCACATCTTCAACCACTAAATCTAAAAACTGATCATATACTTTGACACTCTGAAACGCACCACCACTTTTTTTGTACTGGACGGTGTAATAAAGAGAAAGCCCACTCCATGCTACCTGCATAACGGTTTCGATGCTCCCGTCTTTAGAATAGCGGATGTAGTCAGTTGCGCGTAGGTTGCTGATACCAAAAGCACTTATGTCGGGAATGTCAATCACACCTGCGTCATTGTAAACATCTTCGTTATATTCTAAAAGTGAAAGCGTGCGTGTCAAATCGCTACTCGTTCCAATTTTTAGTACACGGTATAGCTTTGACGCTTTGCCTATTTCTCCAAAGGCGTAATTGTCATACTGCGCATAAGGTGTTGTGAGAGGTGTTGTGAATTCTAAACTATCGGTGATGCCAAGAGCGTTGATAACTGTATGTTCTTTGACATTGTTTTGGCTGTCTCTGATTTGAATGTAATACGCCTTTCCACTCTCTATCTCAACGTCTCTATCTAACGTGACTGACGTGGTGCTACATGCCACAATGCGTCCACTAAATCCGTACTGTGGTACATCGTGGCTCACGCGTACAATGTCGCCATACTTGCACACTAAGCTGTCTTTGTCGGCCTCAAGTGTGACGGTTTCTGTTAAGTACCGATTGCAATTTAACATGTAGCGCGCTTGTTTGATGGCTTGGGTACGGTTAGTACATCCCACAAGTGTGACGGCTGTGCGATTTTCTTCTGCAACGCTGTCATAGTTTGTGTTCGACACTTCGATGATGGTCGCATCGTAGTCCAAATTTGCGTCATAATAGGTCATTTCTATCACGTTGGCACGGTCTAAGATTGGTAAAAACTGCTGTTTAAACGAGTCTTTTAAAATGTTTCCCATGCCAAAGGTAAATGACTGCACGGGGATGGACTCGGCTCTGTCCATAATGGCTTCAAATTTTGAGCCAAACTGCACGACCGATGCACGCCCAAGGGCACTTACAGTGTCAAGGGCTTTTCGTAAGTTCATGGATGTGTCAAAAACGATGTTACATGTATAGCCCATCGTATTACAGTGCGCCTCCCACTCAGCAAAGCTTGGTAAAATTCTATCAGTCGAGATGCCCGCTTCTAAAAGCATTTGCTTACATGTAAGGGCGGGGTTGCTTGAATTGGCGCTGACGATACAGCTCACCTTTGGCGTTCCACCGCTTAACTGGTCTGTTGCCAAGGCACGCACGGAGATGAGTGCTGTGTTTGGATAGGTAAAATCATCGCCCACTTCTTCGGTGATGTATTCTAAGTAGCAATCATTGCCATAGCGTGCTGTCGTTGGTGGGGCTTCATAAAAACGTGCGCGCACATGGTACTTGGATGGGGCTAAGTAGTTGAGCTTAAACGTTTTGCGAATAGTGGAAGTTTCTGTACCCCTGATGGTTGTGTATGGCACAACATAGCTTGGAGTATAGTACCAAACGTCATCCGGACTCCCCCCAGTATAACTAATTGCATCATGAGGTACATCAACACCGCTTGCGATAGGCGTGCCATCGTAAGCGGTGTATTTTACAATATACGTTCCATCGATATCTCCAAATGCAACCTCTTCATGATACCAATACTCTGGTATCGCAGGATCACTACCAAAATTCGTCCAATTAACCCCATCACTTGAATACTCAAAAACAACCTTGACACTATGCCAACGGATTTCGCCTTCATCGTTGGTGTAATAGATGCCACGTGGGAAAACCAATACTGTGTTAAGTCCAGTCACTTGATTGCCGTTTGTTTCGGTGTCTGCCCATGCAGTTGAGAGTTTTTTATTGACGCTTCTATCACTAAAAGTGTTGTCAAAGTTGCCGATAAGCCCTTGAACATTTGCACCGTTGCGCACTTGAATGGTCACGTTGTCAAAGTTGTCGATGCTTTCATCGTTGATTTTAAGGTCATAGAGATTGCTGATAAGCCCATCATTGACGGCATACAGTCCGTTAAAATACTGCTTATTGTCGATGGTTTCGATGTACTTCGATATGAGTGGCGGGGTGATTTTGTGCGTTCCGTAAACTTTAGGAACGGGAATACCTTGTTTAAATTGGTTAAAACTTTCATCCCATGAGTAGGTAACGGAGTTTTCAAAGCTGTCCATATTAAGTGAAGAGGTTGGAATGGCTGCACCAAAGACTGCATTGACAAGTAATGCCCCTGCCACCATAACGCCTGTTGTAAACACTGCAGCTGTAACGGCTGTTAAAGGAGCGCCACCCATTACCAAAGTTCCAAGTTGGTATGCTAATTGTGGGGCAAAAACTGCAACGGCAATCATCGCAACCATAGAGAGAATGTTTTTACCCCCTCCACCGCCTTGTGGTACAAACATCACGTTAATAATGTCACCCTCCACGATTTCAAAAGGCGCATCCATAATCACGGAGTTTTTAGAGAGGATAACCTCAAAGCCCTCAGCAATTAAAAGGTCTTTGAGTATCTCATCGCTATGACGTGCAGTGGTAGGAAGTACCGCTATGGCGTGAGGGTTAAGGATGTTACTGTGCGTTACAATTTGGCTCATAAGCGTAAAACCCCTCTATAATGTGTGCATACTTACTTAAATTCTCTAAAATAGCGCCCGTTTCTTTGAGTGTATGAATCATCTTTGTATCATCCACACAATACCCAAAGTGTGTAACAATCTTTGGATGTTCCATGTTGTAACGAAGTGCTACCACTGCGCCCGTATGCGCTTCACACTTCACCCAGTTTTTTGAGATTTCCTTTGTAAAGTTAAAAAAGATTCTAAAGTTATCATCGTGCTTGATGTTTGGGTTTGGCAGCACAATGTTATGCTGTGTCAAATAAATATCGCGCACCAATGCGTAACAATCCAAAGCCTCAAACGGTGTGCCGATGTAAGAAGAGAGTTTCATACTCTAACCCCTTGAAAAAGGCCCACAAAACCACCAAAGCGCATACTGTTGCCTCGCGCTCTACAATCAAGAAGCGTTTTGTTACATGTAAGCGCACCGCCCACATAGCCACATCGTGCGTCTTTAAATTTGAATGAGCAAAAGTTCGCGTACATCTTTCGTGGTGGATAGGTCTTGTTAAAAAGTGAAGATGTACCAAGGTGAAAAGTAGCCCATCGATTGTCTGCGTTAAAATCTGTCAATTCAAAATACTCGGTCAAAACGGACTGACTCAAATCGTGCGTATTTAAAACATGGCACACGGCTGTGACTCCGTTACCATCAATACCATTGGTTTTTAGGTAAATGTCATAGTCCACTAAATAGCGCTCTATCACTCGCGTTGTGTTATCAATCTTGATTTCAAACGAGGGTGTTTCGCCTTTTTGGGCTGTAATCTCTCCGATCTCAAAAGGAAATGCGATGTACTCGTTTCCTAAAAATGTGATGTTTTCGCCATTATTCACAACGTAAATGGTTGGAGTTGAAGGGATGTTTATCTCTAAAGCCACAAGTAAAACACTGCTTGAGCCTAAAGCGTTAAGGTCTTGGATGGTTGCTAAGGTCATACTTGTATCAATTCAACCGAAGTGGTGCATCGGTTTGGGTTGATGTCTGTCGCTTCTATTTTGTCCATATTGAACATCACTGTATAGGTAGTTAGTGGCTCTAATGGATAAACGAATGAAAACGTAGAGCCTTGATTCGCTAAGAAAAACGCTTCTAGTGTGCTAAACTCTTCGTGTGTGATCGCATCGTATTTTAGTTGAAAATACGCCCTACTTCGTGTCGAGCGTTTGCGTGTATTTCCGTAGTTTGCTTCGCTCTCTGTGCGCAATGCAGGAAGTGACTTACCGCGAACACTTTGAAATCGTGGTGATGGGGTTGATGGGTACATTATCTGCCTCCTATCATGTCACGAAGTCCGTATTTGTTTTTATTGATTCCATCAATCACGATAGACAAAACCATGCCGTCTGTGTCCATGCGTTGTGTAGCACTTGACACTTCTACGCCTTGCGAGGTTTGGTTGATGATTTCTATCTTCATATTTTGTACACCACCCACCGCTTTGACGCCCAAATCACCGCCAGTGGTTCGTGTTAATGGCATAATCGCTTCGCTTCCTGCCTCACCAAAAACGCCCATATTTGGAACACCACCGCTTGCAAAAGCAAAGAGTGTTGGAGATGACACGACTTGATTGGAGTATGAGCTAAGAGATGGGGAGTCGTACACACCGCCTTGTGCATTAGCGGTAAATGCGCCCATTGCCATATTAGTTAATCCTCCAACCAAAGGCTTTATAATAGCAACTCTAAGTATCTCCATATACACTTCATGCAATATATTTTTAGCAAGATTTCCAAAATCTAAAAAACCATCACTTGCGTAATCAAAGAAGCCTTCAAAACCACTCTCTAAATCGTCTGTTAAACTTCTAATTACTTGCCCATGTAGGGTATAGTTTTCAAGTGTTTTAGACAATAGCTGATCTTCGTAGTCGAGTTCCATTTCATACAATGCTTTAAGTTCTGGCTCTTTTTCCATTTGAAGTCTTAGCGACTGAACACTTCTATCGTGTTCTATTTTTGCCAATGCTATGGCTCTATCAACTTCATCGTCCAATAAGCTTACTTGTCTTGATTGTATTCGATATTGCTCTTCAAGCATTTTGAGTTCGTGTTCGATAGCTTGTTTTTTCTCTTGTTGTGCTTTTTCAAGTGCGTCTTTTGTTTCCTTTTCAAACTCTTCAACGGTCTTTTGGTTGAGTGCTTGAAGTTTTGCGTTGTATTCTTCTTCTAATTTTTCCTTAGCACCTTTTACGCTTGCAAACTCTTTTAAATCTTCATCATATTTTCTTTGAAGTTCTATGTACGGCTTTGACATTGCATCTTGTTGTGCTATTGCCATGTTATAGGAAATATCGAAACTTCTATCAGCCCATGCTTTTTGTAGCTTCTCGGCTTCTGATTGTGCTTTTTTTTGCGACTCACTGTTTAAAATAGCTAATTCTTCATTGTACCTTGTATCTAAGAGTTTTTTAGCCCCTACATTATCTTTGTGTATCTGCGTGGTTGCTTCTTGGTATCTAGCGTATAGCTTCTCTTTTTTACCTTCAATGTCCGATGTGTATTCTTTTGGAAAAAGCTTTTCAATGTTTTTTAATTCTTCTTCGTCTCTGTTTTTAAATTTTGGGTCTTCTGTGCTTTTTTTACCCTCTTCTATCAGCACATTTCTTTTAGTGAGTAGGTCGTTTATTTTGGAAGATATTGTTTTTAGTTCTTCAAATTTTTGACGTGTAGTATCTAAGTTTGACAAATCTCTTTTGTGCTTCTCTTCGTTATCAAAAAGGTAGGTTGTACCAGTTGTAGCCCTTGCCTTGTTAAGTTCAAGTGATGCTTCTAGAACGGCTCTATCGACTAATACTTTTTGGTATTCTAATTGTTGCTTCGTTAATCTTTCAAGATTTTTACCGCCAGTAGACATAGATTCATTGAGCATATCCGAGTTTTTACTTGATGTCAAAAGAGCATCTGCTACCCCATATATAGCAGCAGCGATACCTATAAAAGGAATTGCTTTCATCGCCAACGATAACGATCTTGTTGATGCAGCTGTTAAAACAATAGAAGCATTTACTGCTCCAAAAGACCCTGCAAACATAGTATTGGCTGCTGCTGATGCCGATACAAGTAGTGGATATGCTTTTAGTATTTTGGAAGCCGCCCATAAACTACTTCCTGCAAGAGTAATAATGCCCATCCATTCAACAAACGAGTCCACATTTTTTTTTACTTCTTCTCTGTTTTGTTCCAAGTATGTTGTGAAGCTTGTCATATCTTTTTTGAGTTCTTCAAAAATAGGTTTTTGAATGTCGCCCCACAACATATCCCATTGGGTTTTCATATTTGAGACAATACCAGCCCATTCACCTTGAACTTGCTTCCCTGCAATAGCAAAGTCTTTTAATTTATCCAAAACTAATGTAAACTGACTGCCTGTTTTTGCCGCTTCTTTAAGGGCTTCGTTCGTTAATCCTAAACTGCCTAACATCTTTCCAAGGTCACTACTCGCTATAACTGACCCCGATGCGATACCATCCATAGAAGCCAATAACGGCTGAAACGCTACCCCTTGTGCTGATGCGGCGATAGATAAGAGCTTTGTTAGCTCCAATAGCTCTTCTTGTGATGCGCCCCATTGAAGAGACGAACCAGCTAATACCCTATAAAGCTGAATAGTCTCACCGAGTGTATGAGGCGTTTCTTTGTTGAGTTCAAGGAGTTTCTCAAACGCATCTGCTGCTAAATCTTGCGACATTTTCCACTTATCAACTACGGCTATCTGCTTTCCTGACGCATCCACGTCTGAAAGTTTAGACATATAAACGGCTGCAAGACCACGTTTTTCATTCTCTAACAAGATGTTATAATCTAACCCAACTCCAAGGGTCACATCATAAGCTTGTTTGATGGCATAAATAGCGACTAGCATAGACTCCATTTGTCTAATGTGGCGCACGACTGAATTTGTTACACTCGATGTTGCTTTATCGTAATCTCTTGTTGCTTTTGTTTGGTCTTTTGTTGCTTTTACTGCGTTGTTATAGTGTGTTACATTTTCAGCCATAGTGCTATTTAGATTTCTTTTTTTAAGCATTAGGTTATCAATAGCGGTTCTTTGTTCGTTAATGGCTTGCGTGTATGCTTTGTCTATTTTGGCTGATGTATCTTTGAGTTCTACTTTAGACGCTTTGGACTTTTGAGCTGAGAGTTGGCTATATTTTGCTATGAGTGCATCAAGTTCAGCTTTTAATGTTTTTGACTCTATAATTTCTGTATCAAAAAGCCCTTTTTTAGCGGAGGACTTTGCCGAGTTCAAATCTCGAATGTTTGACTTTAGTTTGACGATTTCTTGGTCTGCTTGGACGGAATCTGTTTTAAGTTGCGCAATAGCCTCAGCGACCTTTTTAGCAACGGGTGATAAATTGTCTTCGCCTTCTAAGACTATTCTTACTTCTTTGCTAGACACGTTTACCCCCTATTGTACATTTTAATGATGCGTCTTTCGGCTATTTGGATTAAGTCCATTCGCCTCGCATCTAGTTTGAAGTTAAAAATCTTTGCCATACCTATAAGTGCCACATAATCGAAACCCATAACCCTTGTTTCCATACCGCCACTTATTCTTAATTGTGTCATGTTTTTAAATATAAACTCTAAGACTTTCTCTATTTCTTGACTAATATAAGGAGGAAAAATCTCTTTTGGGATTTCCTCTCCTACATCGCTTAAAATTTTAATGGCACTTTGAATATCCTCGTCATAGCACCAGTCGAGATAGTCTTTTAACTCTTTTTTTCAACACTTTCCTGCAACTTTGGGTTATTAGTTAATGCCTCAACTTTTCTATAAAACGTAAGATAGTCGCTTCCTTGAACATCATTCAAATCATCGGCATCAACGCCTCTAATCTCTAGCAATGGCACTACGACATCAAAAATAGCATCTTCGTTTGTTAAAATAACTCTATTGCCTGCATCGTCAATCTTTTCTTTCAAATTGAAGATGTTTTTTTCTTTAAAATATTTCATCTCTTTAAAGGTAAGCCCTCCTGATACTTTTTTTAGTACAATAGGCATATCTGCATAGATTATTTGAGATTGCTCTTCCTTGTGTATCGTTTGAATTTTTAGCATTACATCAATATCTTCATTTTTAAACATTATCTATCCTTTGGTTTTTTTAGTGGTTTTTTTGAGGGGGAAAACCTAAACCCCCGTGTTTAGTAAACTGCTACTTTGTTTGTCAAAGAGACCGATACCGTAGAGTGAACATCTGCTACCCAATCAAACGACAATGTGGCTTTTTCGCCTACTTTGAATGGGTCTGTTTTGTACTTGATGAACACATTGGTAAGTGTTAAGGTTAAATTTGTCAATGGGTCTACTGTGCTTGTGTAAACGATTTCAAAATCAACACGACCTGAGTTCTTAGCAGTTGATAAGAAGGCTGCATCAAACACACCTGCAATACTTCCACTCATCGTAAAGAAGCCAAAATCTAAACCTGATGGGAAATCACCATCTCCGATATACCACTCTTCTTTGACGTTGTTACCAATTTGGAGTGAGAATTGACTAGATAGTCTGTATGAACTTCCACCCATTGTCAAGACTGAGTGCGTCTTGCGAATATCAATATCAGTAAGCGTTTTAGCTGATGCAACGGTGATTGGAGTAAATCCTCCATCGTTACTATCCGTTACAGTTCCGCCTTTTGCAACCATTGGCACTTGAAGCTTCTCGTCTTGAATGTTAATAGACCATCCATCAATCGCCACACCTTTAAATAACTCAACAAAATCAGCACCAGCACCGCATAATGGTGAAATAGTGCGCTGAACGCTAGCTGTTGGTACACAGTTTTGCGGTGTGAATACGCGTGTGTAAAGTAAACCAGCAGGAGTCGCCGCTAATGGTACGCCCATTGCTAGCGCTAAAGGAAAATAGATATTGCTATAATCTGCACTGATAGGAATATTTCCCGATACAGTGCGCGTTGTTAGGTACTCTTCATTTGCTAGTCTTGTATCTCCTAATAAGTTGTTGCTTCCACTATTAGATTCTACATGTAATCCTATTTCGCCACTGATGGGTAACTTATAGAATGCGGTTGCCGCAGGTGATGTACCCCTTACTGCTTCTATCCCTAAAATCACACTTTTTAAATTGTATTGAGCCGCCATTTTTATCTCCTATAAGTAAATGTTGTCGTAAAGTTCAAACACTATAAACCCACTGTAAACAGGGAATGTAGTGAGTAAATCTTGTTCCCA